CATCACCAGCCGCTGGTGGAGGTGGAAGCATACCCTGTGGCTTAGGTTTGTTTGCATAAGCCCCCGTCCCTTGCTGCTTAGCAACAGCGTCAATCATTTGCTGTCGCCGTGGGTCTTCAGCTTGTTCTTGCGGTCGGCCTGCCTGATTAGCACCTGCGTTTTGCGCTGGTGGCCTTGTTACATTTGCACCCGGCTGAGGCTGTGTCCCCTGCACAGTGTCACGCATCCCCGCCAATGCGCTTTTAGGCCTAGGTTTTTGCTGATTAGCACCTTCAGGAATTTTAGGTCGTCTTGCTTCTTCTTCAGCCTTCTTCTTTGTTTCTTCTATCTCTTTCCTAAAATGTTCTTGCGCTTCTGGTGAGCCACGACCCTTGTCAAAATGTGGCGGTCGTTGTTGCTGAGGTGCTTTGTATTTATAATTTTTGTCAGCAGTAAAACTACTAGACTTAAACATGGCTTGTTCAAATTGAGCAACCTTGTCACTTCCAGTTGCAAAGTTTTTTGCTTTACCGTCTCTTTTTGTAAAAAGCGTTTTGCCGTCTTTGCTTTTGTACAAATCCCCAAGACCACTATGTTTCCCTATCTTGGTAGAATTTGAAGGGTCGAACGGATTAGCTGCACGTTCTTGTTCGGCCCTTGCTTGCTTTGCTTCTGCTTTTCTTTTCTTAATTGCTTCTTGAGCAGCAAGCATTTGTTTTCGGGCGCTTGAGCTTGGTCTTGGACTCATATCTTTAACCTCAGATTTTTCAGTCTTTTTGTTCGCAAACGAAAGCTCTTCTAGCTTGGCACCTATGTTCAAAGAGCTTTCATCTATTTTTGCTGGAGCTTTTTGCTTGACGCTATTATCAAATTTGCCACCCGGAAATACTTTTTCCATGGCTGCTTTCTTTTTGTTATCCCAATCCTTAGGAGGCCAAGGTTGACCAACTTGCCAAGCACCTGTTCGTATAGCAGCAGTTTTTTCTCTAGTTCCTTGTGCGGCAGCCTTAGCTTTTGCTAGACCTTCAGGAGTGCTTACTGAATCTTTCGCTCTTTGTATTGCAGCATCTCTTCTAGTTTTTTCAGCTGCCTTAAGCTCTTCTTGTCGTTTAGCTATTTCCTTAGGGTCAATTTTGGGAGCAGGTTTGCCGTCTAGTGTAGTAAAATCACTGGGTTTATATTTCTCTCCAGTACGAGGGCTTTTGCCACCACTTCCCTGCTTTGCAAATCCGGTTAGGCCATCGGAGTTAATAACATCATTTACAAAATTAGATTTCTCTTTACCCTTTAGGGCTTTATACATATCTTCTATGGACTTGGCTAAATAAACATTACCACGAGATGGCCCCGGTTTTTTAGTTCCATCATTAAGGTTTCCACCCCACGCATAGAATCCATATTCTTTACCATCCTTCCCTTTGAAGAATAGCTTCGATATTTTTTCGAAATCTTTATCGACAGCCATTACCTACGACCTCCGCGCAATGCCATTAACATTCTTTGTAGATTCCTAAGGCCACCAATCTGTCTAGATTGACTACCGTGCATCATTGGATTGTAGCCTTGCATCCTATCCATCTTTTTAGCGATTCTTGGCCCTTGTATCGAAGTATCGCCTTGATTGAATGTTTGTGTGTTATATGTTCTGCGGTTGTCGTAATTGCGGTTAGTATTGTACGTTCTACTATTGTAAGTATTGCGATTGGTTACGCCGGGCATTCCCGGTGAACGATAAGGCCCGTAATCAGGATGAGACATCCTTCTTCCCAAACCGCCATATGGATTTGCATTCAATCCTCCGGTATCAAAAGAATTCATGCCTCCACGTGGAGTTTGATAACGACCAGAAACTTGACCGGGATAACCTCCTGAACCAGATGCTCCTCGATAACCACTTCTCATTCGATTGGCGTTCATGTTATTGCCAGTGGAATATCTGTTGGGGTTATTGTATGTAGCTGGCATTGAGTTACCTCGTGCAGCAAATCCCCTGCGACCACCTGAACGTCCACTTAACGTGTTTCGGTTTCTATTAGTATTGGGATTATAGGACGAAGAGTAAGACTTTTGGGCAGGCATTGACGCATCGGTTCCGGGGCCGGGTGGCAGAACACCACCACCGCCTTGATTGTTTCCACGTTGAGAAGGTGGAGGAGGAGGGAGCATTCCTTTTGGATTAAATGGGATAATTTGATTACCCCCGCTTCCCATTGGAATACCTCCGATAACTCCACCACGGCCTTGTGGTTGTCCACCGCCCATGCCCGGCCCACTGCCCATACCAGATTGTAAACCCATGCCGGGCATTCCGCTTGGAGGCATCATTGAATTGCCCATGTCGCCCATTGGGGTGTCCATCTGGTTTAATTGATTCATATTATTCATGCCAGATGGCTGGCCCATGCCGCCCATCTGTGAATGATAAAAATCAGGCATTGGCATCCTGCGACGTTGGTTGTAGTATTCGTTTGGCATATTCATGATTAGCTCATCTGGGTCAATGTTTCTTCGTACCAGTTACCACCGTAAGCTACACACAGCTTTACCGCAGAACCACCACCGCCGTAAAGCAAGACAATCTCGCCGTCGGCTGGACTACTATTCAAATCTGTTGAGTCAGTTTCGTCGCTAGTAACTACAGGTATTACAGTGTTAGCTGTTAGGGTAACCGTAGATGCAGGAGCTGTTGAAAGCTGGTTGCTTAACCTACGTTGCCTAGAACCATGCGAAGGGTCTCTTGGTGCATTGCTTAATACTCCCATTACCACTGCCTCGCTCTTGGGCCATCGAAACCATTTAACTCTACCCCCATAAACTCATAAGACCATGCTTGGTTGTCTGAATTGTTTTGGAGCTTGATAAAAATGTCATGCCCCATTGCTCTTCTTCTTTCACTCTTATTCCGACCTGCTGAAAAGGTGCCGGTAAAATTAGGACTACCCAAGGCATGTGCAGCTTGGGCTGTCTCAGCACCGTAGATACCAAAGGTCACATCATTACTTCCAGCACCTAACGCAGTCTTTAATTCCGTCAGCATCAGCTTAGGCCTTCCTTGCAACTGGCAAGGCCCAAGATAGACGTAGCTATCTATTGCTGTTCCGTCATCTGACTTTGAAGGGGTATCGTAATCAAACTTCCTTACATACCCATCTTGACCGCCAAGGAGAACTGTTCGGTCAGATGCTGAATCACCATCAAATGTATGAACGCTAATTGGATTGTGGTCGTTGTTACCAAACTTATCAGCCCACCAGCTTTGGTTGCGAACATCGTAGTAATAGTTCGTTGTCGCCCCTCCTCCCAAAGGAGTTAAAAAAACATAGACACCACGTTCTCTGTCAGACCAAACCATACGAACTAAAGTAGTGTTAGCGTTGTATTGATTCATCCTGTCTTGGATTTGCTGCTCAGTTATATTGACTGGAGCTTGCCCCGGCTGCATACGATAAACACCGCCACGACTTCCAAAGAAATACAGAACACCTTCAGGTGATTTGCAGTACGGTCTACCAAATGGTGCGCCAATGCTAGAACTAATTAAATCAAATCGACCGCCTGCGGCTGGGTCACCTGTCATTTGCCAGATGCTATGGTCGCCAAAGATGATAAGAATATCATCGTTGTACGGACACATTGCATTAACAATGTCTTGGGACTTTCCTGCTTCTGCGTTATTACCAGCAACAGCCTGTGTTTGTGTCTGCACAGTTGGTGAGTAGTTCCAATTGTTTGGGTCTCCAACCGCACTCATGAACCAGTTGTGAGGGTCACTACTAATGCCACTCATAACAATGCGACCATTCCAAGTCTCAATGAGTCTTGGTTCATTGGTACTATCTACAGGAAGAGAACCTGAAGATGCTGTCCACGTAGAAACAGTATTAGTAGAAGCTGTCCATTTCTTAGTGCTAGCACCATCAGCAAAATAAACATCGCCAAACATTTCAGCACTAAAGATTGCAGGCACGGACGAAGACAACGCACCGCTACCATTGGTAGCTGTAGTAAAGCCACTTGTTGTAACTTTAGCTACAGTACCATTAGTAACTGCATAATTGTAGACAGTACGCGCACCCACTTCTGATTGGTCAGAAGGAGTGTCTCTGCCTACCACTTGGCCGATGTCTTGGACTTTGCCGTCCGCAGTTCTAGCGTCTACATATTTTGTTAATCCAGCACGCTGACCACCCCGAGACCGTCCTGTTCCGGGGTCGTAAGCTCTGACGTTCTGGCAATCAACTGTAGTACCACGAGGTTGCGTTTCATAACCCAGCGATTCAACGAGTCCTTTCGTCGGCCAAGGCATATCAAACCTTGTCCGATTACGACCCATTAGCTCATCGCTGCTCCGTTGTTAGCAATTGGCGACCAAACAATATCAGCACCTTTGTTAATGCTCATTAGAACCAACAAATCGCCAGCGTCAGCCATTGTTGCTGTAGTTTCAGTACCCGCACCACTGTTTAGGATTTCGCTTCCTGCGCCAGTAATAGCTACGTCACCACCGTCACTCTTAAAGCAAATAGCTAGGATAATTCCTGCACGCTCTGGTGACGCAATCTTTCTGGTTTCTGACGCATCAGTCACGATAGAACAAATGCCAAGGCTTCTGTCTACGGCAATTGTCCCAGCATCTCCGGGGTCTACAATCTCCAACTCAGGTTCACGAGCTAGTTGCTGTAAAATATTATGTCCACTCATTTAAGTTCTCCTATGAGCTTGTGAGGTGCAGGTCTACAACTCCTGCGTTATTTCCAAGTAATTTAATGTAGGCAGCACCCTTTAGTTCAGCGGGTAACGGCCAAGCCTTTTCGACAGCTACTGTATCCTGCACAGCACCTGAGCTGTTTTTTAATTCGTAATAAGTTCCACCTTCCGTAGATGAAACATAGTAATTAAGTGTTGTTGTGGGGCTTGATGAATCGGGATGCAGAATCACTACACCTCCGGTAAAACCCTTGAAAACGATAGGGTCAGAATCACCAATGCTGCTCCCTACAGTAACCGATGTAATTACATCATTTTGTGGTGTTGTATACATGTTTCACCTATGGATTAACGTCTGTGTAGTAACTGCCATTGTACTTAACAATGTCGCCATTCATGGCCCTATTTTCTGCCTCAGAAATAGCTCGTCCATCACTGCGGTCTGCGTTGTAACCAAGATACTCGGGACTCTGAAGAACCTTATCGTAGCTAATAGAAGCAGCTAATCTTTGTTGAAATGCTGCACTGTGTATTCCTGCGTTGTTGTCAATTCTCATTTCGGATATAGCAAGACAGGATTCTAATATAGTTTCAGCATGAGCCTCACCACCTAAGGGGTAAGGATTGCCGGTAGTTAGTTTTCCGGGCAAGGCATGATAACGATATGAAATTGTGTATCCCGCATCTGGAGTGGGGTATAACATAAGTTCAAATCTTTGGCCATTGGAACCATCGCTCGTCTTTGCCCTGACTGCGCAAAGTTTGGGGTCTGAACGAACATCCCCATAATCTCTTTGCTGGAGGATTCTGATACGATGTTCTCCCGTCAGCTCAATCGGAAACCACCTGTTGTCTCCTGAAGAATACGTCATAAGACCAATTAGCCCACCAAAATTAGCAGACAATTGATATGTATGCGTACCAGCAACTGTCGTGAGAGTAGTTACCGGCTCCATGAAACTCCATTTGTGGCTCAATCGCTCACCTTGTGAAGGCGGTGGGTGATAGAACTGACGCAACCCGGAGTTAATTATTTCATCAATCTGCGCTAACTCATCAGTAGACCAATTAGATGAATCACGTTCACCTAAATAATGCCAACCTACTTCTTTGCGAAGTTGAGTTAAGTCAATTGATAAAGTTGATTCTGTACTTGTATCAGCAGGACTCCCGATAGTCTTGATATTAAAACTAACAGGGATTGCATTTGTATGAGTAAATAGAAGACCTACAACTGCAGCATTCATTTCCGCCGCTGTAAGGTTGACGCTGTATTGACCGTTACCTTCTTCTGCAATTGAACCTGCGATGCTGGCTTGAGTGCCACCATCTTTGGTTATGTATTTTCCAATTGCACTAGCAACACCCGTCAAGGCAGCACCAGTAGTCTTGTTTACAAGACCAAAGGTAAACCCTGTTACAGCTTCGTTTCTAACAAAACTCATTTAGTAGCAACTTTCTTTTTGACCGCAGCCTTGCTCTGGCTTTTAGCAATTGAAACAATTGCAACCTGAACTTCCCAAGGCAATGGGCCACTAGCTCGTTTGTGATAAATTTCGTGGGCTTCATCAAGAGCTTTTTGCTGTGCAGCATTTAAGCCCCCTAACACTTCCCTTATTTCATCTGAAAGAACTTGTATGTGTTTATGTTCTTCTGGCATTTTCCCCTCCAATTAAAGTAAGGGCGTAGCCAGAGAATACTGACTACACCCTACTTTAGACTAACAATTAATTGTCAACCTGCTCAACTTGATAGCAAGCAACCCAGTCAACAGACATGATTGGGTCAGTTGTTCCAGCCGATTGGCAAACAATACTAGGTGTTAAAGCAACAACTGGAATGTTAGTAGTAATAGCTGTTCCAGCTTTTCCGTTGACGTAAGGAGTAATTTTACTTACTCCATCAACAATAAAGCCAACTTTTACATACGTTCCATCCACAAGAGTTCCAGCAGACCCTGAAGCACTTCGGCTTCCAGCCTTTTCGCTCTTGAGGTCAAGTGCTGTACTGTTAATCATTTCAAAGCCGATATGATTATCAGATGCGTTTGCACCACTAGCAATAATGCCAGTGTCAACATCTGAAAGTCCGACAAATGCTTGAACAGTAGTTGACCCGATGTCGTCCAGCTTGATGCGTGCTTCAAAATAAATCTTAGCACTTGCGTTAGGTACAAACGCTGCTGCACCTGTTGCTCCACCATACTGAATTTGAATACCTTGGTGGTTAGTGCTTGAAGCACTATCCAACTCAAGTACACCACCTTTGGCATCTGCTAATGTAGCAGTACCAGCAGTTGCTTGAGTTGCAATCCAAGGAGATTCGTCATTGAATGACAAGAAGTCATCCAAGATTCCAAACCCTTCGCTGATTCCACCGACTGCTAATTCAGCCAACGGAGCCTGTGCGAAGATGTTTGGGGAGAGGCCGCGCAATTCCTTGCCTACCCCTCGTTGCGGTTTAAGGTATAAATCACCCATCGTTATAAACTCCTTTCTGAGTCAATTAGGCTTGGTAGCCAACAAAGAGTTTACGGCGGTTGTAACATACAAAGTTACCCCATGTGTCCATATGGACTTCACGGACAGTGTGCTGCTTTGCTGCTTCCTTAGGAGCGTGGCGAAGCATTTCACGGCCTTGCTTGAAGAACCATTTGAATACACGGTGATTGACTCCGTAGAACGGATTGGAACTGTCGTTGTTCTGAAGGTAAGGAACCCAGATAACTGGATTGCCCTTCAGGGTTACAGAACCAGCATACTTGGCAAGGTCAACACCGAGGTTGTCATTGCGGGACTCAAGTAGCTTTTCCAAACTCGACTGCACGTTGTAGGTTGTGTAGAACGCCCAATCGGAATCAGACTTTCCACCGCCTAGTTCAGCGTACTGTTTAGGAGCCATAAACTGAGTAAACTCACACGCTTTACGTGCTTTCTCTACTAAGTCATCTCGTGAACCAGCACTGGTGTAATTAAACGACCAGTTTCTCCAGTTTGGTACATCTGCTACAGAAATGCCACCAGCTCCAGATGAGAACCCAGATGGGTCTCCACCAGTAAATCCACCAGCAGGTGTTGTTGCAGACTTCTGAATCCAGAAAGGAATACCAGATGGACGACGAGGAGATTGGCTTGAAGATGAAGGTGCGCTCCAAAGAGCTTCTTCCATCAACTCGAACCAGTCGTTGTACATCGAGTGTTCACGAACTTGGAGTTCACGAATAATAGTTTCACGGTCAGATTGCATTGCATCTTCGTCTACATCGTAGCTAAAGTTGACCGTACTTTTAGTCCACTGCTGCTTTGCTTCAGTTGTCAAATCTTTGACAGCAGTAGCATCTACGCTATACAGTTCGCTAAATTTAGCCGTTCCAGTATTGCTAGTTTGAACTTTCCAGTTCAACTGAACACCACCGTTTACCGGCTCTCGGGTTTTTCCACTCAAAAACTTCTGTGCAAAAATGTGGTGTTGCTGGTCAAGAGACAAGTCAATCCACTTCTTTTTCTTGAACTGGTCAAGAGTAAGATTTACGAAGTCATCGAGCTGGTCTGGTAATAAAGCCATACCTCGATTTCCTTATTAAATATCAAAGAGTGCCATTTTCCCTCATAGCATTTTCATAAAATTCTTTGAGGACAGGGTTTTCCAGTGGGTCATCAACGCTCATAGGCATAGTTTCTGACGACACGGAAGCTGCTGAACCTAATCGCCTAGCAGATGCTTTGCGAACTCGGTCGTTGGCTCTCCTTTGTGCTAATTGTTGAATTTCATTACTAAATACAGAAGCGTATGCTTGCTCCACCAATTCATCCATTGGAGGAACCTCAACACCCTGTGCTTGGTATCCAGTGGCAATAACAGTAGCCCTATCATATACAGCTTCCATGTTTTGTGCTTCCTGACTACCAGCTTCTAAAGCCATGTAATCGCCATCACCAAACAAAGAACTTTCACCCAGCTTTTGAATAGATTGATTGAACACATCTATATGTCCATTAACCTGCTGTGCATGTTCTTGCTGCTGTAATTGACTGACGTAATATTGCTGCCCTTGGACAGTATCGTAAAGATTTTGAATATGCGAATCGTAATGCTGCTGCATTCTTGCGGCTACATCATCAATAGCATTCCTTAAACCTTCATCGTAATCTTCATCTAGATTTACTCTAAATGTCGATTCTTCAGAGCTTTCATCGTATTGCTCTGGTTCTTGTTGTTGCTGCTGGTACCACTGATTCCATTCTTGCAATTGCACTTGTTGCTGACCAATAGCTTCAAGTGAATTAACAAGAGCTTCGTCTGAACTAAACTTGGTCGGGTCTAGTCCATGGTATCGTGCTGCTTCATCTAGATGCTCCCGGCTGTAACCGACAGAACTAGGTTGTTCAGTAACGGATTCTTCAACGTCACTGTATTCATCTTCTGATGTTACATCAGGTTCTACAATATCAGATTCTACTTCCTGTGAAGTTTCTTCTGTACTGTAAGACTCATTTACATCCTCGATAACTGCCATATCTTCATCAGTTAATTCAACTACGTCATCTTCTTCGCTCATAATCCCCTCCTAAAAACTCCGAGGCGTACCGTCACCATAACCAGCATCACGGTCGTATAACCCTCGGTGTGCTAAATATTTAGCTCGTTCTTTCCTGCTGGAAAAAACAGCCGTTCCATCGCTTTTGAAATCCACCCCAGTAAAACCGTGGTCTTTGGCATCTTGCCTAAACTCATCGGTTTGACTGGAATGGACTGACGCTGCCACACTAGACAAGCCCGAAGACCATCCATTGGCACCGAAGTTCCTGTCCACTTTTTTCTTGTTCTCTTCACCAAATTTTGGTGCAGGCGTATCATGCCAATCGAGAACACCGTCTTTATTACGGTAATAATATTTCTTTTTAGCCATTAGTATTTCTTACTCCTGACTTTTTTTCCACTCTTTTTAGCATACCGTTTAGCAGCGGCTTTGCCTTTTTTAGTATACGAAAACTTTTTTCCACCTACCTTAGGCATTTTAATCTCCTTTAACCTGCGGGCTGTCGCCCCATCATATTAACTTGCTGGTCAGTCGGCTGACTTCCAGCTAGAACTTGTTGCATTACATTTGCCCTTGCTCCAGAAGTCCCGCCGGTTGGAACACTACGCCGTATGTTTTCACGAACAGTGACTTGTGGTTTTTGCGGTGGTTCTGCTGGATTAGGCATTGGCCTGTATTCTTTAGGTTCTTGGAACTTAATAATATCTTTCAGTCGAGGTAAGTCCATCAGTTCGGCATACAATTCAACCAATTCTTGAGCATCTAGCATACCGCCCATTTCTTGAATGTTTGGCATTAAAGGCATTACCATTTGCTGCACAAACATGTTGATGTTGTTAATTCTTTCCGAAGGAGATTTATAAGCCATCGAAAAAGGCTCGACAGCAAAATTGTACTGAAGGAAATTCCCTTCGCGCAACTCTGGTGTCCAGCTTACATCAAACTTGTAACTGTTAATCTCTCGTTGTTCAGGCATCTCTGCAAACGGGTCATTCCATAACAACTGACCCAAATCTGAACAAATCTGTTCGGTAAATGCCACTACACGATACTGCATATTTGCTTCACGTTTAGAGACAGCACCATGAATTAACTTGTCTTGAGTTGCCGTATCAGCAGATGGGCCAAGCCCAGCCATGGCCTGCAAGTTACCTGCCATGCGGTCAAACAATTCTTGCATTGAGTAGTTAAATGACATGTTCCCTTGGTCTACGCCACCCATCTTTAACACATTAACGGACTCTGGATTATTAACCTGAACCCATTCGCCATCATCGGCACGTTGCAATCTTCGGGCATCGTCATGACTTCCAGCTTGATAGAAAGGAATATCCTTCTGTCGCTGTGCCTGTCTTTTTTGTTTTCTCAATAAGCCATTAACAATATCAAACAATGGTTTTAGATTCATGGCTGGAGACACACCAAGAATCTGGTCTGGTACTTCAGCGGCAAGATTGAGTATGTGAAACGGGCCATTTTCCGGGCCATCCCAATCCACAACACGAAGTGGTTCCATGTTCTTTCCTGCACACATGGTCAAGACTCTGTTTTCGCTTGGAAGCCAGATGTCCATTAGTTGTATATTAGGCTTAAAATCATCGCCTTCATTTGCATTATTCATGTTGCGAACAGGATGCTCGCCCTCAAAATCATGCTGCGATTTGTAGTCGTAATTGCCTAGAACCTTCTTTACCACCTTAGGGTTAAATGAAGGCTCCCCCTTAAACTTATCTATGCTCATCCTGTATTTATTAAGAGCAAATCTTTTCTTGCTCCACGTAGGAGAGGCTGTGTCATACAAGAAATCGTCAAATGATATACACTCAGCAAAAGGCTTACCGGGGTCTAGCCATTCATCTTCACCTTTAAGCTCAACAAGCCCGGCATCAGCAGTGTACACTTTCATTACACCCAAAGTAAAAAACGCTTCAAGAACACATGACCTTAAAGCATGTTCTAGCTTTATCTCTTTAATGAGATTGTTTGTTCCTTGCTGAAACTGATAGGAAAACCAGTTTAGCTCGGGGTACTGCGAGGTCACTAGAATTCTAGGGCGATTAGCAGCCAGAGCCATTGTGTAAGTTTCAGCCGCTTGGTACATAAGGTTACTTATGATTTCACGCTCGTTTTGAAGCTCTGTACCTTCAGCGTAATACGTACCTGCGTAATCTTTAATGAACTTCTTTCGTGTTTCCCTAAAAGGACGAAGCGCACGATTAGATGCTTCGATTGCTTTTAGCATCTTGCTCCGCTGGCTTTCGGTATTAAATTGCATCTTTACCACCCATCATTAATATTAGCAGTTAATTTGTCGTCATACTTTTTTAATCGCCAAGCCATACTACCATACGGTATCTGGTCAAACTCTTCAGCGTCCGCTTTATTTTCTGGAGGTCTGTCTACGCAACCATACCACGCTAACGCCGCAGCAATAACACGGTCACCATGCGCTTGTCCTTTAGACGAATCGTCTTGTGTCTTAACGCTACGAGAATGTACAACTTTTCCATCTTTATAAACGTATTGTCGGCATTCATCCAAAAGGATTTTGCTGCGTACTACATACTCTTTAGATTGTATAGCCCCAGCCATTCTTCCTAAAAGAGCGAGTTTGTTTTTGTCGGTAGTAAAAAACCCCGGATTGCGAGTCTTTTTCCTGTACGCTCTGCCCTCAACTTCACGGAAGTATATCTTCCCATAAGCACTATCAACAACTCTTCTTGTGAACGCACCACCCGGCGCACCGTTATGTTCCCATACTAAATAAGCCTCATTGAACCAGTAACACATAGCAACAACCAGTTCAGCAAACTCTTCGGGCCTTATCGTATTTGAAGCAAACTCGGCCACTTGCTGACCCGTAACATTATCAACCACAACAGCAACAGAATTAGAGCTATAGCTCCCCCCAAGCCCGGCAGCAACATCGCAACCGATAACATAATTGCCAGTGGCAACTGGCGTTCCGCTTGCATCACGGTGACACCATACTTTAACCGGCCCGTCTTCAGTTTCTTGAAAGTCGGGTTCAAAGGTTTCGCCATCATAATACAAAACGCCACGAGTATAAGGAGTAAGCAAATCTTCTTGAGCAGATTCATACAGCTCTTTACCAAACACTTGATACTCGGAACCACCATAATCCCTGTCTAACTCCTGAGCAATTGACTGGGGCGTAGCCCCCGGACGTTTGCATTCGTTATCGTAGTAGGGACTTCTAGTTTTTCCGTCTAGTATAAAATCGTAACTTGCAGGGAACTTATAGTCCTTGTCGAGTATCTCCAGATTCCCATCTTTACCAGTGTATAAGCCCACTTTTCTATCTGGATGCTGCTTCCAGTCCATGATAATTTTAAGCATGTTTGACGGAGTGTGCATCACATCATAGTAAGCACCAGCAGCTCCTTTTGGGGTACTCACAAAGATACGGCTATCAGTAGCATGTTGTGCAGCAGCTAAAGACTTGTAGTCATCGCCGGAAGGAAATGCGGCAAATTCATCTATGGCAATTGATTTCTTACGACCACCACGGAAAGCATCTTCTGTCGTACTTGCACCTTCAAATGTAGAACCATTAGCCTTGTTCTCCATAAGCATTACAGTTCTGTAAACCTCAGGTTTCATCCAACCGGGCAGTCCTCCTACTCCACCATCTCCATTGAGCAGGAAGTCTAGCTTCCACATCAACGTATCTTTCTTACCCGGTTTATCTACTAGGTCGGCAGTACGAGACATGATTCCAAAACTACTAAAGTCATGAAACATCCAATGGTAGAAGTACAGAGTAAGAAACATCCACGTTGCACCGAGGTCACGAGACTTTTCCACCCCTATATCTTTTATGCCCAACGATTCATTCATTTCAGTAAATGCTTCGTCTTGATAGTCATACGTAATAAACGGTATTACGTTGCTGGTTGTGCCTACCAGTCGGCTACTTCTAGGCTCATATAACCAGCAAAAAGCATTAATAAAAAACAATATGTCGTGCTTACAGGCAGTCCATAGAATCCGTTGTCGTTCAGAGGTATCAGCCCATTTCAACAAATCTTTTCTATATTCTAGGTTTTCAACCAAATTTTTGGGAACTTGCTCGTATAAGCTCATTGCTTAATACCACGTAACATTTCTTCAATTTGTTCTATCTGCACATCGACTGCTCTCATTGAAGTGTCAACTTCCTTTTGGGAGTTGATTTTAAGCTGCTCTCTAATTACTTGCTCCATAAATTTACTGGTATTACCAACAGCCCACGTAAGCATAGCCCAAGCCCCCGGAGATGGTGCTTCCTCGGGACTTATTAACCACTCTTCTTGCTCACCCTTACACTTGTGCAGATTGTGAAACACAAACGCAACATCATCCGGCAGTTCCGAGCTATCAACGTCGAAATCAGCTAGCTGCTTAAATACGTCTATCTGTTCCCTCTGTATCTCGATAGACTCCCGATGTCTTCTCTCCTCATATTCTTTTTCAAACACCTCGTCTTTAGCACGGAGCCTTTCGTAATCGGCACCTTTGTACCCCATCTCTTTACAAGCGGCCATAGTCGCAGCCTTAACAGACTCCCCCATCCCCTTGTATTTGTCATACCAAACCTTCCATTCAG